GGTTCAGTACCTTCATTAGTTGGCGACGGGAGTCTTCCGTAACCCTGTTGATTGAGTTCATCAGTGACAGATTGTAGATCAGATAAAACTTTCGTCAAATCCGTTAAAAACTCAAGATCAATTTGATCTTTTTGCTTTAACATGTCCATGGACACAGACGTTAATAAATTGAGAGCATCATTAAGTTTGTTAAGTTGATCTTGTCCTGCAAGTTTATAACACTTTTGGTCATCACAAATAACATTCATTTCCATGGCTGCTTTCATAAGCCCAGGTAGTGATTTTTCAAGTTCAGATATCTTCTTTCTAAATTTAATCGGATCAATAATTTCTGTGACACCGCAATCGTGACATGCGGGATTAACTACAAAACTGTTCTCGATAAATTTAACCCCAAAATTGTACTCAAATGCTTTCTTTTCAATATTGTATTTATTGGTTTCACCTTTTTTGCATCCACAAATTGGACAAGGTTCATTAGCAGGTCCGAGTTTATGATAATTGCATTTTTGGTTTTTAGCAGAAATTATTCTGGTTTTTCGTTCTTTTATATGGCTACAATTATGAACTGACGTATTGTTAGCAACATAAGAATGAGATTCAGTCTCAAAATTAAAGACGTCGTCAACAAATTCAATATCGTCTAAAGTATAAATAGAATGCTTACAAAACAAACCATCGTCTGTGAATGTTTTAGTTAACTTAGACTGTCGGTGCTCGACTAATGTTGCTTTAGAATATTTTGTTCCACAACCATACATTTGTTGAATTTGAGAATTTCCCAAATGAATCCGAAAACAACTAAATTCTTTATCACGTCCAAATGGTCCTCCACAGTTTTTATAAACTCCTATAGACGGTGACATTCCAAGAATAAGATTTATGTAATAAATCTGTGACGTAAGGCTATGGCATGCAGAGTTTATTACGATTGAATTGGAAGGGTCACAATAACCATCTCCATCAACAAACCCCTGAAGAATTTGTTTGAGATACTTATTACTTAAAGAAAAAACAGATTGATCAAATTTTTTGGATCGTTCTCTATGAACTATTCCAGGACAAATATTGTATATATTTTCTGCTCTTTTGTCCCAAAATCGAATGCGAGTCGTATTTTTTGTATATTTATTTGAATATACAGAAGGTGTTTTTCCAAAAATATCTTCGAATATATCTATAACATCTTTAATATATTTTTGTTCATCTTTATGAAAAGTAATTTCAATTGCTTGAATTGATCCATTTCTTTTTACTCGATTTCCTTCTGCGGCGTAGTATCCAATCAAACGACACAGTTTCTTTTTTTTGTTGTCATTTAAATCAGAAAAACCAAATTTATCAAAGAGTATATCATTTTGATTAACCTGTGGGACAGGGGTGTAAAGAATATCTTTGTCCAAAAGATATTCTGCTGGTTTAAATCGATAATCTCCTCTTGAATAAGTCAAAAAAGGATGGCTGTGGGTACATATCATTTCCCCACAAATAGCCCGAGATTTAAGTAATAAAGCTTTTTCTTTGTTTTTATGAACAAATAATTCGGTTACTTTTGTGGATTTCCCAAAAGCGTCTATTACTTCATCGTCAATTTTTATGTCTGAAATTGATTTGACAGAAAAATCTGACATCAAAATTGGAGTATTTCTCTCAAAACAGTATTGATCTGGAGTTTCAGAGTAGTTATGGCAAATAGAACATACTGAGTGGTGGACTTGGCAGTTTTTAACAGCGACACCTTCAACAATATAAGAATGATCGTCTTCTACTTCAATATTATAAACAGGCTCACTGCCCCATCGATTTGATATTTTTGTAATAGGAAACGTAATATATTTTTCAGCAGACGAAAATTGTCGTTTTCTACCAGTATCTATTCCTGAAGTGAAATCACCACCTACAAAATCAGAAATGTCTATGGAAGCATTACTACCAATTGAAATCTGGTATGCTGGACTACGAGTTTTAGCTGATGAACCGTTAATAACTTCTACAGATTCTAGCCCTGCTGCAATACGTAGCGAACTGGCCTTGTTATCAACTATAACTGTAGTATTAGATTTAATTCCAAATCTAGCTAATATAAATACAACCTGGTTTCGTAAAACTTCAGAAACAGTATATCCTACATAATTTTCATATCGTTTATGATTTTGTTTAACTACAGACCGTTTATGTCCGTCGCCTGCCAACCAAGAGCCTATGATATGCTTTTGTATGTTTTTGGGCCAATACAAACACTTTTGGTGCATTTTTTTACCGAAACTATATTCGCCACAGTGTTCTAAAAACCATTTAGCTATTTTTCGATCTCTTAAATGAATAATAAAACTATGTTTTTTATTCCGAACTTGCACCCACGGTTTGTTCTTTGCTTCTGGGAAAACAGACAGTAGTAACTGTTGTATTTCTAACCCCAACGTATCTTTTTCATCTATAGATAAACTAAAAACAACTGTATCATGCTCTCCCTTTGTTTTATTAAAACTTCCTTCAGATAAAAAATATCCGATCAATCTAGCCTTCTTAACAGTTGCATCACTATCGATGTGTACAACTTCTGAAATTGGAAAACAAACAAAATCATTAGTTGTCAAATCTTTTGCTTTTTTCCATTCAAAATTATAATCGTTTCTAATTTGAGAAATTGGGGTTTTTGTTTTTTGATAATGTCCGTTTTTAAATTTTCGATCAAAAGCTTTTTTTCTCTGCTTATAAGAAATATTGGGTAAATCTTCGTTACATCCGCATGAGCATTTTATTTGTTCTTTTAAAACCCAAAATGGATGTTCGGGAGTACACTCAAGTGTTTCTGGCATTCCAGACACAGATATTTGATATATAGGTCCATTTTCTTTGTCCAGATGGCGCTGTACATTTATAACTGATTTTGATCTTCCTTTATGAGTAATTACCTGATCACCAGCGGATATTTCTTCTATTGGGATATATTGTCCATCAGACATCAAGACCCTTGATTTGCCAGTCCAGCACCCCATACTCGTCCCTAAAATATATTCTTCCCGGATTCCACGAGCTAATTGTGGATAAGCTTCGGCATCAACTCTGGCAATAATCATAATGCCATTGCGACCATTGTCCCACCACGAATGAATAACTTTGCCTCTTGCTTGATTTACGTCGTTATTTGCATGATTGGTAAATATAGGAACACCTGTAAAAGTAGGTGTTGCTTTCTTGAGTTCGATTTGACTAAAGTAGTCACCATTGTCGTTTCCCTCATCGGCTTTAATCGCAAAACACTTCACATACAAAGAATTGGGGTGTTTTTGGATTTCGGCTTCCAAATCAAATCGGGTATTATCAGAATCTCTGTCAAATTCTGCTGCGTGCTCGGTGGCTGCCTGTATTTCTTCGGTAGCCATAGTAAGGGCGTTACCCGCCACCTTGATGTTTTGGTTGATCATATAATCAGGTAGTGTTGGGATATAGATAGGTTCTACACTTTCGATTTTATATGCTGCGATTTTATTAAACATCTATTTCTCCCAAGGCAGCAGAAAGTTCATCCAATTTAGATGCCAGTTTATTTGCGCCTTTCTCATCTAATGTATTAGCAATTTTGACCAAACTATCCTGTATTTCTGCACGCTGCATTTTCAAACCCTTATTAGGGTCGAATTTCCTAAACATGCTTTTGCCTCTTGCCTTACCGACAGGGGGTTCAAACATAGACACATCGTCATTATATTTCTGTTCTAAAATCTCTTGCTTTCGGCGTTCTAACTCTTCGGGTGGTAACTCTCTACCTGTAAGCACAGGAGCAGGAGGTGAATAAAGTTCTTGATCAGGGGTTCTGGTCACTGATGATGGCATTACCTCTCTGACCTGTTCTTTTGGTTCTGCTGCGGGTTCTGATATGTCTTCAGTAATCTCAGGTGCTGGTTCTTCAGCAGCAGCAGGCAGCGGCGTATCGCTGACATTATCAACCCCATCAGAAGGTTGCATTAATTCTTGATCAGATTTAGCATTTTGTTGTGTATTAAATTCAGCCGCCATTGCTTTACCTTCTTCTCCGATTGGGATCGGTGAAGTGCCAGGAGGAATTATTTTGGTTGCTCCATTTCTGTTTGTAAAGTTAATAGGAGGTGCATTAACTGCTTCGGCAGTCAATCTGTTTCGAGCATTCGCTATAGCAGATTGAATCATATCCTCGAATGTGTCCAACTGTGAATTAAGCTGCCAAATCATTCCGCCTACTGCAACGTCAACAGGTTGTCCACCTGCACTATATAGTTTACGTAGTTGGGCAACTGCTTCTTGCCAATTGTGACCGGTCCATCGTGTCATAAATGCGTTTGATTCTTTGTCTGCATCAGGATGTCGAGATTTTTGACCGACAAAATATTCTAGGTTGCCGACAAAACTGATTCCCTCGGATGCGGATTGTCCTAGACCTTTCATGTTAATTACACTTTGCCAGAAAGGATTATTTTCACCAGGAAGGTTTTCCAAACGAACTTCTCGCCCGGGTTCTTGCCCTATCGGTAAACCGGTATCCTTTCTTTGTTTGCGTCTCTCTTGTTTGAATATTTCCATTGCTTCAGGACTAGCGAACTTGTCAAGACTTAATCCATATGCATACCTTACAGAAAGTAAAACTTCACCGCCACCGCCAACTCCAGAATTAGCACTAGTATTTAATCCAAACATATCAACATCACGTTTGTCGCTACCTTGGTTTACTTCGATTTCAGAATGATCAGAAGAATGTTTGATGGTAAAAGCTAGATCCATTATTTTAGAAATAGAAGGTCCAAACTGCTTCATCTTTTGTAAAAATGTTTCGTCTGGAACAAAATTGCTTTTAGTAGGAACCTGTTGGTTAAAATCCTCAGCACTTTCAAATCTTTGTAACCATAGAGCAAGAACATTAGATCCAAGGAATTTGTTCCAATGTCCACCACCCTCCCCATATTCATTTTTCGCGAAGATGTACTTCAGCATATCATTACCGAATTGAGATGATCCTAATTGTTGAACCCATTGTTGACATTTTGGACCCCATTGTAATATCGAAGAGATTCCTTCTATATTGTCCTCAATGTGTATTTTACCCAAGTTAATGTTTTCGTAATCAAAGTCCACAAAGTCAACTCGTAGCTCGTTGGCAGATTTGCTAATTGATCTTGTTAAAACTTGTGCTTTTTTAATAACTCGATAATTGCCTTTTTGAATAATAAGTTGTGATAGCTCTTCGCATCTAGATATGGGATCACCCAGAGTATTAATGGCTCGTTGTAGGTTTTGGGCAATTGCTCCAATTGCTTCAATGGTTAATCCCCCTTCAGGACGTAACGAAGTTATAGATTGTCCTAGTGTAGATAGCTCATTCAGTTGTCCATTAAGCCCAGATTGAATTTTAGATAAAGATTGCACCGCAATCTGAATTTGTTCAGGATCTTGAGTTTGTTTAAAGTTTTGTAGAGCCGATGTAACTTCTTTGCCTTGATCTGCAATTTCGAGGATATCTGTCTTAGATGTCATCATAGCATCTCGGATAGCTTTTAATTCTTCGCTTGGGTTAGTCTTTAGAACATCATCAAGGCTTCTGTCTCGTAGTGGAGGCAAAACAGCAACCGTAACAGGTTGTCCATCTTTGTCTATTATGCCTGTGGGATGATCAGATAAACCATCACTCCAAAATGTCAACGGCAAAGGGGCAGTAAATTCATTCGGGTTGATGTCTTGTATTTTGTATTTGCCATTTCTTTCGTCGAGATCTATTTGGGCATCCAACTTATTATTATTGTCTCTCTTTCTTACATTTTCTAAAATCATCTGAAGATGAACATAATTGAATGGAGCTTTTTTATCTCCAACTTTAACTCTGCTTTTGCTTGGGTTCATCTCTTTGTCGCTACGACTACCAAAGGGCAAACCAAATCTATTCTCTAATTCTGATGCAACACTGGTAACTTGTTTATCTATAGCACCCGATATTTTGTCCGGTGCGGGTGAAGTATTCTTTTTGTCTTCTTTATCCATAATCTTCATAAAGACATCTGGATCTTGACATGCTCTAACATCTTCTTCAATCAAACTGAATGCCTCAACCATTTGTTGCATTTGGGCATCCCAGGTATCTCGCAACATTTGGTGAGTTTCTTTTGTTGGTTGTTGATGAAAATAAATTTGTTGAGAAGTTTCAAGTGTAACATGCTGATCTACGGTGGTTGCCAAAGCAGATTCATCAAGCGTGTATCCACGAGAAACTTTATCCCAAATGGTTTTGGTCAAACGAAAATCATCTTCCATCATGCTAATTTCTTCAGACAAAATTTGGTCTGGCTGTCTCACTGCTTGGAATGATACGGACTTATTTCTGTTCCCAACCGAGAAAGGTGCAGGTGGTTGTCCTCTTCCTCCTCCTCCAACGGCTTCGGGATGCGCTTCTCGGAAACCTCTGGCATATTGCTGCAAAGGCTGGAGAGCCGGTACTCTTTCGGCGTTATCATCTAAAAATCTTTCGGTCCTACCACTTGATACAGCACTAGAGTTAAAACCTGGCATGGCAACAAGATTTAGATCTTGTAGTTGCTCACAAAATGTTCTGAAATCATCACCCACCAATCCTGCAATTTCACTAACCATGTCATTACAACTACCGGCTTCCTCTGGAAATTGTTTCTCATCCGGAAACAAAGTCCTTTTGAATGAGTATCTGAAATAGATACAACCTTTATTATCTATCTGTGGTGGCTGCGACGGCAAACCTGCTATGTCACCCGGCGTAAGATTTTCTTGTTGTGACGGATCAATATCTTTTACCTGGAACTCCTGTTTAATAGGCTGAGGAACAACATAATATAGTCGGCTACCTCGTTTGCCTTCTTCACCAGGTTTGTGCTTTAGTCTTTGTCTCATCAAAGGCGAAAAAGTTTTTTGTATATCCTCGGCAATTTTAGCAATTCTTCCTTCGGGTAATACGCTTTCGTAACTAACGTTAGCTTGGTTACTCAAATTACTTGTGGCCTTCATTCGAGGCATTGCTTCCTTAATAAATCCAGACATTCTCTGTGAACGATTAATTGCTTCTCTTGTTAGAAAAGATTTAAGTTTTTGTTCTTTTTGGTTGAACTTTTTCATTGTATTTTTAAACCTTTACATGTCGAGGTATATTTAATGGCTCTAAGTCATTTTTTGTGTAATTCCCCGCGTCCTGTGGAAATTTGATCCCCCACATATCAGATGCATGGGAAAGAGCAGATCGTAAGGAGGGAAAATATTTCCCAGATGGACTATAAGCCTTTTTGCGAGGATCTTTGGGCATCTTTTTTACACCAGCGAAAAAAGATTTTCCATATCTCTTGGAAATGGCTGGACCTACAACAACATAATAAGGATGTCCTGATTCATAATCGAACCCTTCCCATCGAAAATATGCTTTTGGTAATATCTTCTCAAAGTGCTTTTTGGCTTCCATGGAACGCTTACCATAAGTCTCTTCCCATTTGATGCCTCGCTCTTTAATGCGTTTTCGACTTGAAGTTATAACGATCATTGTCCAAAGACTCCCGATTGCTTAGAACTGTTTTTATAACTAATATCCCGGTAGTTTTTTCTCGATCCAATCATTCCGCTCTTTTCAGTTGTGCGTATAGCTTTATATTTTTCATAATCATTGATTTTGGTCATTTGTCCTTGCTTAAGGATAAACAAATTACCTATCTCTCCTTTACTTACGCCGGAAGAGGCTTTCTTTCCTTGTTTAAGTGCTTTTTGTATGTATGAACCAATAGTTTCTTTTATTGATCCTGGTGCCTCATCAATAGTTTTGTCCTCAAATCGAAGAATCGTCCAACCTCGTTGGGCCAAAAGATAATCACGGTCTTTGTCACTTGTCTCTTGTTTTTCAGAACCATGCCAGATTTCGCCGTCTGCCTCGACTCCTAGTTTTAGATCAGGAATGGCAAAATCTAAAGCAAATCTCTTGCCTCCTTTGGGATTCTCTACTGGGAATTGTGCTCGAATGCGATTAGGGTTTATGTTATTGACGCCAGCAATTTCACTTATCATTTCTGCCATTTTTTGTTCAATCTCAGTAAGTTTCACAAAACCTGCTGGCTGTTGAACTTCTTCTTGTTGACCGGCTTTGCCTTTCTTGAGAACCTTGCCGCCACTGGCCATTGCTGGGGCTCCACCGCCACCCATATCACCTCCTCCGCCACCGCCCATATCACCTCCTGGCATTCCCATGCCGCCTTCCATCCCACCACCCATGTCGCCGACTGGCGCCCCGCCTGGCGCTCCACCTGGCGCTCCTGCCATTCCACCTGCCGCTCCACCTTCAGCACCCATTTGGACTCCACCCCCGGCACCTTGTTGCATTTGCTCAAACCTCATTCGCTTAACTTCCTGATCATAATCAAGGTCAAGTTCTTCCATAAGAGTCTGAGTAGAAATGACTTGTTTATCATGCAACTGCATCAAAATCTGATACCATTGTGTTTTATCTTTTAATTGTAGATCGTTCCATTTTATTTTGGGATAAAGATAGACGGTTTCGCCGATTTCATCTGTTTTTTCATGATCAATAAAACCTTGCATCTGAGCAATAGGTTTGAATATTCTTTCTTCTACCCACTCAGCCAAACTAATTCGCCATGACTCAATGCGACGAATCAATGTCTCAACACCAACCTGAGCCGAATTGCCATGTATACCGATTTTCCCATTTCGTCGGGTAATAAAAAATCCATTAGGAACTGTTAAGCACCATACCTTACCGATGTACGGCACTCTACTGATAAACTTTTTATCAATATGTGGGAACCTTCCTCTTGTACAATCAGAAAAGTCTACAGTCCATAATCCTCTGTCTTTTCTATGCGCCAACAATGGAGCATAACCGCACTTAAAGGCTATTTCAAACAAGTCTTCAGCAAGTTGTTTGCTTATTACTTCAAATCCGTATTGCCATCCACCTTGTACCTTATGGTGATAATAGCCGTCACCATCAATCAGACATTTAATAGCAAGTTTCAAATACTTTACTGGCAGATCTTTTATCCATGCAGGAATATGTTTGCCATAACTGTGATTGCCACATTCTTGGATTAAATGAGTTGATAATTTCTTGTTATGTATGCAAAACATATCATATTTAGCGTAATGTCTAACCCTGTAACTGATGCAATCAGCAAGTGTCAACAAATCACCATATGCTTTGCCTTTAGGAGATTGATAAATCGTTGTACTAGAAGTCTCGCCAAATGTTTTTCTTTCTCTCCTTGTTTCCTTCCTAACCGAACCTTCAGTAGCGAAGTAACAAACCAATCGAATGTAATCTTCTAATGACAACTCATGTTCTTCATCTATGCGTATTGTTTGTGGAGCTGCGTTTCGACCAGTCCAGTTGACGACAGATCTAAACTGGTGACTAGATGTTACATCTTCAGCATTAATTACTTCCCAGTTCTTTTTAGAATGCTTATTTCTTACTAACATTTTGTGGTTTGGAGTCACCACGCAATCAATTTTTTTACCTTTAATTTGTACTAGTTCTCCATTGTAATCATATTCGTGTTTTGCAATATACGGATGATATTCCATCTTTTCAGTTTCTTTATTGAAGGTGGCAATTTCATCTTCTGGAGTAACTTCTGTGTATTGCTTATATCCGTCTTTGGTTAAAACCTCAGTATTTGTATCATGACATTGATAACCAGACATTTCACCGTTAAGGAGCGATTGATTAAGCATGAAACCATCAAGAATTTCTTTTCCTATCCATTCAAGTTCTTGAGTAACTTGAAGAATTTTACCACTGGCCCCAAACCATTCATAATCAAAGTTATGGTGAGTACAAATGGTCAGGTTTGGATCGTTAGCAGTTGCCGCCAGTTGCTGTTGAATATCGGAAATATCAGCAGATGTTGCAGGTCTGGTATCGCTACCAATTTTAACAACTCGAACAGGAAGAATTAGTCTTTCAGCAACGATCCAGTTCGCGGTCATGATCTTCGTTTTGTATGCTAATGTTACAAATAATCTTCTTGACAACGAAGTACCATATGTTCCGTAAGGAACTGGCATATGTTTTAAGTGAGAAGTCGTGTTATTAGATAGGGGTATAGGTCTTCCGTTCGAAATAAGCTCTTTAATCTTATCGGGAATGCGATCATAAATCGCCTTGGGCTGACGATAGAATACAATATTCTTTAATTCCTCATCGGGAATCATGACGATTGAGGGTTCATCGGCTAATGGGGATTCTTGCACTTCAATCCAATCAGGATTAAGAACAACCATTCTATTAAACATACCACCTGGATGATTGCATTGATCACCTGTTTCTGGATCTCTGGCTGTACCATGACAAATAGGACAATCAACGTTCATATGAACAAAAACATCACCTAACATGAAGTATTCAGATGAAATTTGTTTGAGCATTTCGTTAATCTTTAGTTTGGGAACAACATGATATTCAAAGAAGTTAAGAATTTTCCTACTTGGACATTCCAGGATAAAACCATTCATAGGAAATCGGGAATTAGATACTGCAACTCCATTTGCTATGTAGCTATGAATCTTTTCAACTTCCATATCATGAAGTTTACCTTCATAAGGTATAACTTTAATATCATGTATTTTACGAAGGATAAATTTGTCTTTTACAACATCTTCTGGGCTAGTATTATCATTGGAATCGATTGGAGTAACCAGATTGTCCCCTATTGATAATTCACTTGCTTGTATGTATTTTGTTTCTTCTGATTGGTAAACTAATATCTTATGTTGTTTAGAACACTTCATTGGATCAGAATTGCCATTTATATAAATATAAACAATGTCCTCTTTTGCACTTCTGGTGAATTTTTTGATTACCGAATTTATAGTTCCATCATGTGATCTGACTAAATCTCCAGGTTTAATAGACGAAATAGACTTTTGTGAGCCATTTGCCATTAATATTTGAGTTTCAGGTGTGAAACAATAAAAATCGATTGCTGCCGCTACTTTTGGTTCATTCTCGTACCAAAAACGACAATTCGAAGTAACAAAACCGCTTGCTACAAATGATCTTTCAGGATCAATTTGAAGATCATAACCTGGTCCCGTATATCTGAATTGACGAATCTCGCTAATTGGCTGGGCCAGATAAGTTACTCCATCTTCTTCATAGAAGAATCGTAATTCTCTTGTTTTGCGTGGTTCAAAATCATTAGGGATTTTATTGCTACGCATGTATGGTTTTATCTTGAGAATGTCAGATTGAGGAATAAATATACGATAGACCCATTTGCTATTCGTTTCATAATGATCGCCATATAAAGGATATCGACCGAGTGAAGCACGAATACCTACAGATAGCAATAACCAATATAGTTGATCTGCCATATCACAAGAATAATTATTAGCGATCAGCTTTCCTTCTTCTTTAGAAAACGAGCCGTCACCATCAAAGTAACCACCTAAAACATGTAATCGAGATTCTTTATCAAGATTGAACAATTCTGGCGTAAAACACTTTTCAGTTAGCTTGCCTGTAATATATCTAGAACATAAATCATGAAATTCTTCCTGACATAAAGATATACGATATGTTTTTTCGCTATTATAATGTGTTTTAACGTTTACGTTTCCCCACTCAAACAAATGATCTTTTAGTTGTCTCCCAAATTTCTCGTTTTTTCCTATCGTAAAACCTACTAAATTGCCGGTCTTACTAATACTGCCATCAGCAATACATAGACCAATTAACCACGCATCAGAATAATTAAGGTTGCTGTATTTACTGTATTGACCCATGTATGGTACTGGCGCAAGAAGATAATCTTGATCTGAAACTTCTTGTGATTTTTTGCGACAGATTAGTTTATCAGGAATTTTGACTTTTTCAACACCATTTGGTTGAATCCCCTTACGACGATAAAGTTTACCATCAAGGACGAGCATAGGATGATCTTCAGATACTTCTACATCTCTCCAATAACCGTAAGCGTGAAAACCAAAGCATCGTTTATCAACAATCTCTCTAATCGAATATTTTGGAGGATTACGGAAAACACCACTTCCTGATAAAATACACTCTGAATCTATGTTGTCATAAAGAATTCCTCCGGTTATTGAGTCCTCAATTGTTTCAGAAGGAACAAACTCCAGATCGGCAATAGCCCGGCAAGTGTAATTGTAAGTAGTTATCTGACAAGAGTTTAAGTTGCTCCATTGATAAATTTCTCTTCTTTTACTTGCGATTTGCCAGTTTTGTGGCGTATGTAAAGGAGAGAACCACATTGGTTGCGTCATCATGTTGTTAACGCCAGATAGTTGAGCGTGCTTCATCCATGGGTCTGGATGATGTGCTACTGCACTGGTTGCGTATTTAAAAACTCCAGTACTTTCTTTTGCTTGTCCTTCTGTATGGTCTTTGACATGTTTTTCCCATGCTGTTTTGGGAGTTTTTCCATCATAGGGATCTCCCATAATGATTGGTTGTTTTACGTTTGGGTCTTCTGGTAATGCATCCATCTTTTAATCTTCCATTGATAGTTGTTTAGCAGAGTCGTCAAGATCATTGCGTATTCGTATTTTAATTTTGACCAACTCATCAGGATTATCTTTGTGCTCATTTATTATACTCAATTCTTGTTCACCCAAAGATTCCAGAAGATTAAACAGGTCATCTTCATCGTCAAAACCTGCTAAAAACAAAGGATGTAATTGGAACGGGTCTAGTAGATCAATT